ACGTTATAAAGTAATTGCAACCGGGTTCTTTGAAGGTAAGCTGTATGATCCTGAAGTAAGCGGTCAGTTCTGCATACTGCGAAACCATTCACAAAAAAAAGTAACCCTATGCCTTCCTGGTTGGCTGAGATGCCGAAAGAATCCGATGGTGTTAAGAAGAAGCGTGAGGCACTTGAAGCGGCGCAGAAGGTCACCGATGATGAGAAAGCTGACGGTGATCAAAAAGATATTAAAGACGCATCATTCCTTGGCACCGGTGAGTCTGGTAGTAACGTCCAAACACTTTAAGAGGATGAGTCATGCCTGAAGATCAAGTGAAGATTAAAAAAGAATCGTCGTCGATGGGTGTGACATGTTGCTCTGACGATAATCATTACCCCTATGGTACAAGCATCAATTTTGATGATGACCTCGTTGACGAACTTGGTGTTGATAACCTTGCAGTCGGTGATGTTGTCGAGATTCGCGGATATGCGTTTGTCGATAGTAAGTCAGAACACAGTGACAGTGAATCAACGAACAAGTCAGTACGATTGCAGTTGACATCTTTGAAAGTGAGTCGTGAAAACGATGACATTGTTAAACGAATGTATGGAGGTGAATCATGAGTACAGTAATTTTAACAGCTGCGACTGGCGCAGGTCAGTCGAGAAAGTTCCCAGTACGAGGTGTACAACGCGCCGGTGGTGCTCATGCGCATCTGACAGCACCAGGGCTTGCTACTACTGAAACTGCAACTGTTCAGAAGGAAGACTCAGCTGGAAGTTTCAGTGATTATTATGTCAACGGTGTTATTCAACAGATCACACCGACAAACTCCGGTGTCGTGATCGATGCGGCTGGTTATTATCGCATTAATAAGAGTGAGACCGCTGGTGCAGTTGCTGTTGAGATTTCTACACCTGATCATCCATAATGCGTAACGCTATCAGAGGTGCTGTGAGAAACGCTGTGAGGGGTGTTGGTAGACCTTCTTTTGGTATTTTCGGTGCATCATTTGATGGCACTAATGATTACCTTAGTAGAGGCGCAGATTTAGCTGGCAATGCTGATGGCGCAACAGGCATTTTTGTTGCACGTATCCGGTTTAATGGTGGCGATGGAGTTGTGCAAAAACTGTACTCCACCAACTCTGCAAAAGTAGAGATAATAAAGCAGCTTGATAATACTCTGTTATTCAAAATGCTCGATTCTACATCAGCAGCAAAGATTGAGATTGCGTCCACTGGAACTATAACCGCCGATGGAAGATACCATAATATATTATGCAGTTGGGATACTTCCGCTGATGCAAATAATCATCTATATATTGATGACGCTTCCGATTTAACGCTTACAACAAGAGTTGCTGGCGACATTGATTACACGGTAACAGAGCATGTCATTGGTGCGTTCTGGATTGGAGGAATAGCCAAGGTAAACGCAGACATTAATTTTATGTATTTCAATGTAGATACGGGTATTGATTTCTCAGTCGAAGCTAACCGCAGGAAATTTTTTAATTCTCAAGGTCAACCAGTTTTGAATTCAAATGGCGATGGTTCGGCAGCAACCGGAACTGCTCCAATAATGTACTTTGCTGGCGATTATGCGTCTTGGCATATAAACAAGGGCACCGGCGGTGGCCTCACTGTCACAGGGTCGCTAGAGAGGCCGCTCTCATGAATACATATTTAGTTGATACTAAGTCAAATGATTATCGTGATTTCTTAATTGAGGCTGAATTGTTACATGAGGGTGGGTTGCTATCTAAAACATCAAATGTCGCAGGTACTCAAGAACTAATCAAAGTGAATCATAGTAAAATACTGAAATACGAATGTATCGTCAAGCACTTTGATAATACTAACCGTGAAGAAATATTCAAATTCTTTTATAATTCTGAATGGCAGTCATCTGAGGATTAACCATGTCAAGTGAAGTTGAAATCTGCAATTTAGCATTATCTGATATACGCGGTGGGAGTATCAACTCTCTTACTGAGGGTAGTTTACAGGCACAGACTTGTAAACTTAAATACCCTATTCTACGTGATAGATTATTGACTGAAGGTTGGGGATTCAATCGTAAGATTAGAGCACTATCTGTATTAACAACAGAGATATTTAACTGGGCTTACGCATACCAATATCCTACTGACTGTTTAAAGATTCACCGTTTAGTTGGTGCTCATGAAGAGTTGCTGAACGCAGATGCTGGTGTAGTGTCAAGATTACTTGATAGTCAACTGTTACCATTGAAAGACTTACGACCTCAAGTTCCTTATGAGGTGTTCAACTTCGATAACAATAAAACAATTGGTGCTAACGAGTCTGAGTTGCGAATTGACTACGCGGTAAAAGTAACCGATCCGAACTTATTCACTGATGATTTCGTCATGGCACTTGCCATGCTGCTGTCTGCTCATTTAGCGATACCGATTGTAGGTGCTGAAACAGGTCGGCAGTTTCGCAATGACAACCTGCAATTGTACAAAGAATACTTAAATGCTGCTCTGGCGAATGACTTGAATGATCAGTACAATGAACCTCCACTAAGTGAGTTTGAAACCATTAGGAGATAAGCGGTGCCACAGACTATCCAACGCAGTTTTACATCTGGTGAGATTGCACCATCTTTACAGTCTCGTGCTGATATCGTTAAATATTCAACAGGTCTTAACCTCTGTGAGAATTTCTTCGTACGTGCGCAGGGTGGTGTTTATTCACGCCCCGGGTTCAAGTTCATCGGTGAATCTGACGACCATTCAAAAGTAGGTAAACTCATACCATTCAGTTTTAGCACTGAGCAAACGTACATATTGCATTTTGAGCATTTGAAAATGCGAGTCATTAAAAACGGAGGGTATGTACTCGATGGTGCTGGTCCAGCTCTTTTTGAATTGGTCACCCCCTACACTGAAGTACAGTTATCGAGATTAGGTTTCACTCAATCAGCAGATGTAATGACCATTGTTCATCCTGACCATGACCCTGCGAATCTGAATCGCCTTGCTGATGATAACTGGACATTAACTGATATTGACTATTCATCATCTGTCACTGCACCGGCTTTTTCAGGTGCGACAGTCAAAGTTATAACTGGTATTTCACAGGCTAACCCAGCTGTTGTGACTGCTGTGGGGCATGGTTTTGTAACAGGTAACCTAACCACTATTGAAAATGTTGTAGGAATGGTTGAGGTTAATGATAGGTTATTCAGGATCACAGTAGTGGATGCCGATCACATTGAACTCGATGGTGAAGACTCTACAGGTCACACTGCGTACACATCAGGTGGTACTGCTACTCGTGAGAACAGTGCGACAACAGTTGGTTCTGGCTTTGGTGATTTTGAAAAAACTTACACTTATGTAGTGACAGCAGTTGATGAGTCAGGGATAGAATCCCTAGCATCATCAGCAGCATCTGTTATCACTGATTCGTTATCAGTCACTGGTGGTGTGCGCATTGAATGGGGTGCGGTCAGTGGTGCTGATTATTATCGTATTTATAAAGACCCATCGAACAATACTGATGTGTACGGGTGGATTGGTGATTCTAGCAATAATTCTTTTGATGATTATAACATCGCACCTATCACCAGTGATGCCCCTCCTGAAGACAGACAATCCTTCGCTGGCGCAGATAACAAACCTGCTGCTGTAAATTATTATCAGCAACGTCAAATATTCGCTAATACGAATAATGAACCTCAAGCAACATATACCACCCAGGTTAATAATTTCAATTCATTGCGAACATCTAAACCTGCACGCGATGATGATGCTGTGACGTTTACTATTGCAGCGCAACAGGTAAATGAAATCCGACACATAATATCTTTAGATTCGCTGATATTACTTACATCAGGCGGCGAGTGGCTGGTGAGTGAAGGTCAAGACAGAGTTCTCACCCCATCAACCATCGGTGTCCGTCCTCAATCATACAATGGCGCATCATGGGTTAAACCTGTGATCATTAACAGTACCGTGTTGTATCTACAGGAAAAAGGTGCACGCATTCGTGACCTGGGGTATGAGTTCAGCAATGATAAATATACAGGTAACGATTTATCATTGATGTCTGAGCATCTGTTTGAAGATCATGAAGTTATTGAAATGGCTTATTCTAACGAGCCGTACGGAATCTTATGGTGTGTTCGTAATGATGGGGTACTGCTCGGTCTTACTTACCAACGTGAGCACCAGGTGTGGGGTTGGCACCACCATGTTACTGATGGTGAGTTTGAATCTATAGCAACGATCAGTGAAGACGGTCGTGATGCGTTGTATGCGATAGTTAAAAGAACAATTGACGGTAACACTGTACGATACGTTGAACGTCTTGAGAAGCGTGAGAGTAAGGTCGCTGAAGATG